AAGCGTGACGACCGAGAAGAAGTGTGGCTGCAACTGCACCCCCACTCATGTTCTTGGTCGTGTCAGCATCAGCCCGGTAAGGATGGGTCGTGCGCTTCCAGTCAATACCCCAGAGCTTACCGATGTCAAACCTTTCAATCCTTGTGGCCTGTTGATAGGTCGCAAGGTTTTTGAAGATGGTTGAACTTTTCATAAGGTCTGAAGCAGGACCAGGACCAACAATACCAATAAAGAATCCGTCCTCAAAGGTCCAGAACCCATTAGCCCACGCCTTTGAAAGAGCATAGGCAACAGCACTCTCGCTTAAAGTATCCGCATTGGTCAGGCCCGTTGTTGAAACGTAGCGGTAGGTGGTATTTGCACCACCACCGGCTGTCGTGAACGCAACGGGGGCCGTTGACGCAAGAGTGAAAGTGTTATTGGTATCGTTCCAATCCGACACCAAAGAACCATATCCATAATTCTTGGTGGGACTATTACCACTCTTGAACTGGTTCGCAGTCATCGCAATATGACCAACGTTGGCGTTGGCGTTCGTGAAACCAGTGTGAAAGGTCTGCGAATCGTAAAGAACGGTTGTAGAGGCGCCCGCCGAGTTATCGGCTGTGCCTTCTGCTGTGGCCGATGAACTATTGTCCAACTCATCCACACGAATAGGAATCGACCCCTTCTGGACAATTTCGGTTGCCAGAAGTTCGTCGATTGTGGCTGCGGCGGTTTCACCAAGCAATTCCACCACACCCTGAAGATTCTTGTCACGACCAACGAGCTTGATTGTCTCTGTGTAGGTGATATACTGACCCTTTTTAGCTACGGTAGCCTGTTGGGTCTGACCTACGAGAGTCAAACCATTAGCGGTGCTTGAACCTTCGGGGATAGTTGAAACGTCGGTGGGGAAGGGCAGGTAGCGAAAATAATCAACTACACGCCCACTCCATAGCGGAACAGTCTTTTTATCGGCATACTTATCCAAGAGAAGGTTATTCTGATACCTCTCAAGGAACACGTTGTCATAAAAAGTCTGGAGAAGTTCCGCATTATTGGCCGCAGCAATCTGCGTAAGGGCCAAAGAAAATTCCCCCTTTTATTGGGAGAGACTAAGTTCCAGAATAAGGGTCTTCTGGAGCGTCGCCAATCCCAGAATCTCGGAGAGCTTTTATACTCTCTTCGATTGACATTCCTGGTTTTAATTTCGGAGCAGATTGGCGTTGGGGTTGGGAGGCTGGTTCTACGTAAGCGTCCGTCTGTTTCGCTTGCTGAACGGCAGCACGATTGTCTGTCTGGACTTGCTGGGCTTGCATACTCTTCTCGTTCTTATCTTCTTCACGGGCTAAGAGGTATAAAGCCATCAGTCCATTTTTCGTTTCTGCCATCTTGGGGTCAGCTTCCAATAAATCCCGCATTACACCATTGTATTTCTTGGCATCGGGATAGGCTGCCTCAAATCGTCCCAAGGCAACCTCGGCCCGTAAGGGCAAAGTGGCCTCTGAAACAATATCTTGGATAGCCTTCGGACCCTCACTTATGAGTCGTTCAACAAACCTCTCGGCTTGCTCGCGTGGGTCAACCTGCGGTTGCGGAATCTGTCTCCGCAACGTCTCGTTTTCCCTACGATACTTCTCTGCTTCCGACATGAACTTCCGATTCTCGTCCCACATCTTTTCGGGCGTCTGATACTTCTGCCTCCAGGCGGGTTCCGGCTGGACGGTAGACGGCTGAGTTGTGGTAACATCGGTTGACGGCGCATCGGTTGACGGCGTAATCTGTCCGGCGATTTGCTCGGCGGTTAGTTCGGCGTTCGGATTGTCGTCATTAGGCATAAAATTACTCCTGATGTTCGCTGGCAAGGGTCAGAATGGTTTCTGAAGCCTCGGCAGCACGTTTATAATCTTGGATTCTGGCAAGGAAATATTTCAATCCTCGGCAGTATCCGCTTCTGTCTGCTAAATTCTCCGGCGTGATACCCGAAAGGGAATCAGCCCTTCCGATTTCAACGCTCAAATCGTCTGTAATAAATTTCCAACCGTTAGTTGTCATCGTCTTTTGGATTTCAACCCAACGGTCGATAGCCAACTGCGCTTTCTGGATTTGTTCTTCGGTAATCACCGGCTTACGCCGGAACATATTCTGTGGGAACACACTCATTATCCTACCCTCACAAAGGGCATCAATAGTGTTTCATATCTGCTAAAATACGATGCCCAAGGTTCATGCTTTCGCAATCCACAATCATTGATTGCGAACACCACATCCTTTTCCAATATCTCTGTGCCCCAATCATGGGGCATTATCACATCTTTGGGTTTCAGTATCGGGGCGTAAACGATAAACTCTTTAATTTTATGTCCATTATCAGCTATTATCAGAGTCTTTTTGTTTTTGGAATACTCTTTGACCCCAGCAATCGTCTTATCGTCGAAAACGCTATCCGAATGAAAGTGAATACGGGGTTCGAGCGAACACAACCTCTCGAACCATTTCCCCGCACCGTGTGGTCCCTGCCACCGCTCCATATTTGTTTCATAGGTGTGAAATGTAATATCACCCGCTACACCGCAAAGATTAGCGAGGTGAATACTCAATGCTCCATAGCCGGAACCGAGTTCGACAATATTCTTGAACTCATTGGCGAGAATGTAACTTTCGAGCAGATACGGAGCGTAACCGTTCTGTTGCATCTTGAATCCAAAAAGAGGTATGCCTGTGACGCTGAAATTGCGAGTTGCCCAATCATCCGCATAGACGGTCATTTAACAGGCGTTACCGAACCCGCCTGCGGATTACCCTTTTTCTGCATACTCTGATTGATATTAGATTCCGAACCGCCCGCAAACTTCTGCACGTTCGGTAAACCAACACCCCCACCAGCAGGATTCATCATGCCCATCGAGGCATTAAACATCATCTGACCCGCCGTTATCTTTGCCATCTCCATTGCTTTCATAAGCTCATCGTTTTCATGCAGACCATAGGTTTCGAGGAACTTGTAGAACAATATTGGAATCGTCAACCACAATGCCGGATTCGCCTGCGCTATCGTCATTGCCTGCATCATCTCCTGACGAGCAACCATATTGTTCAATTCTCTGTCCTCGGATTCCCAAATGAAATCCACGTTGGCCCCAAACACGTCCGGCGTGACCCGCACTTCCTGATATGGATCCATCATGTTACCCGTAACCCTAATAACCTTATCCGCCGTCACGAACTGTCTATTGGTTTCGTGAACCATCTCAGCAAGCGGCCCGACAAAAGTATCGCCAAATGCGTGAATGTGTAACCCTATGCGTTTAGCGGCTTCGTTAGTCAGCAACGACGCTTCTGTAGCCGTGCGACTCACAGCCGATTGACCCGTCATGTAGTCATTAACACCCGTTACACGCTTGGCAATGTCGGCTGCAAGACTGTAAAAGTTGAATATGTTGGCGGATACGTCTGTTCCCTTGATTGGAAATATGATGTCGGCAGGATTGCCTCTCGTATGGATAACCTTCCCCGGTGTAAATACGAGTTCCGTATCTTCAACCATGAGTTCGTTGACCCCGAAAAGCTGATTAATTGCGAAATTGAAATTGTCGAGTCCATTATTAAGCAAATCCTCCATTATCCTCACTGACTGCGCTCCCGATTCAATCAGCGAAATACCCCAAAACTCCTGCGGGACAGATATAATTTTGCCAACCACAAAGGGTTTTCTACCATGCTGATAAGAACCAACCGAATCACGAAGCAGGTGTTTGCCATTCCCGATAGTTACAAGGTGGTCATCTTCCCAATACTCAGTAATCGTTATCGGGTGCATCAAACCGGACTTGTCGGACTTATGACCCTCAATCGTCAGAATCGTCTGTTGATTAGAATCATTCTCCATTCCGCCACGTCCGTTTTGCCTGTGTTCATCTAATAGTTCTTGAACATTCCGGTAAATACCACGTCTCGCCATTTCTTCGACGTATTCAGGACTCCGGCGAACCTTATGAGAACACCACATAGCATCGTCTATTGTAGCAGCTTCGGGGTCTACATTAAAATCGAATGGGTCTACATAATCAAAGCAGATATTGTCGTAGATAGGCACCGTCTGTCGTCGTGGACTGGTGCCCAATTCAGGATATTCAGGGTAAGTCGGCATTTGAACAGTGCGTTCACCCTCTTTATACTTCCAATAAACCTTCGCAATACCCGTTCCAAAAATTGCGATAGAGTGGAGGATGTCATAAATCAATCGGCGATAGCGAGCAGTCTCATATTGCCAGTTCTGGAATGCCTGAATCCCCTTAGCGGGAATATCATCGGCTGCCTCTCGACCCTTTACACGCAAATACGGCTTTCTGCCCGCAAAAATATCGAAAAGACGTGATGTAACGACCTCGACCCACTCAAAAGCAACTGGCACAGACACCGCAGAACGGCCAGTATAGAGCGTATCTTCTCGATAACCCCGATACATACGGTAATAAGTCAACCATTCGTCCCTTTTGGCCGTAATGTCACCCTCGGCCTGATTGACTTTCGCCATTATATCGGAAACGGTCTTGCTATCAGCCATTAGCTACCCCTAAAATGCGACCAGTCGGAGAGTATTTGTAACGAGTCGCAGATATGATTCCTGGAATACCCGGCGTAATGCCGGAATTGATGATATAGCGAAGGCAATCCATGTAATCATCGTCGCGCTTTCGGATTTTTTCGCTATAAGATTTGGATATATCGCTCTGAATGTCTGCAAACGAATAGTGCTTGAACTCCCAAATGGTGCCTATGCAATTTGAAAATATCCACAACGTCGGAGAAACAGACGCCAATCGCTCTCTTATCTCGTAAATCCCAGATTCGACGTGTTTATTGGCCGCTATTAAGCCAAAGTTCTGAAGCGCAAACTCGTCAAACGGATTAACTCCGGTAATGTTGTCTTTTAGATTGAGGGCGGGGTCGGCAAGTCGAGCATAGAGCTTATCCCGCCCATTGGCAACCATGACACGAGCCACAATGTCGGGTATAACTCCCTGAGTTCGGAGTTCTCGGTAGATAACCCAATCACCTTTTGATACTGGTCCGTTGTGATTGCTTGCAATCGCACCCCATAAGACGGAGGTAGCTTTTGCCAAATGTGGGTCAACGGAAACAACTCGTCGCCAATCCGAAGGTATGTCGAATGGTTCGATGACATGACGCTCCTCTTTGAAGTTCGGGTAAACGAGTCCGTGCAGTTGCACAAACTTACCCTCTTTGCGGATTTTCTTTTCCTCGTCGGTAAGACGAGCCAAAATTACGTTCTTTTCAACTTGCGATAGATACGGGTTCTGGTCCATATCCCCGAAGAAACACTTTATCCCCTCGGTGCCGTCTTTCTCATAAATCTTACCATAAATCCACGTCATGCCGTTGACCGGCGTAAGAGTGCCAATTATTATCCCGCCCCTGTCAATCGTTCGCATGAGCGATTCTTTGTAGATGTCCTCCGGTGGCTCCTCGTCAAACCAGATTATATCAACGTCCTGACCACCAAACGTATCAACCGACTGCGTGTAATTCTTAAATAGAATCCGCCAGCCGTTGTTCAGTTCGATGAAATCAATAATCCCACGTTGGATATACTGAACCCGTTTGATTGCATCCTTCGGGAGCCACTTGAGCAGCT